CCTTCTCTATATATGTCTATTTTCACGAAAAAAGCGTGACATTGTAGACAAATCGCTGTAGGCCACGTGGCACTAGGGCTGCGCGTGTTACAAACGCCGTGACATGTCCGTAACATGCGTTTTTTTCTGTAACAAGTGTTGACTGGGTGGACTGGGGCTGGTAATCTACGCATAACAACTAACGAGGACTTCGAGATGAAAGACAAGATTGTTACTATCATGGCTAAGTGCGTGGAATTGACCGAGGCAGGCAAAGGGCATTTCTTTTGCCGGTACTCTGGCCACGTTAACTGGATCGAGGTTGATGCGTATCCGGTGGATTTTGATTATCAGGACGGCAATCACGACGACAGAATAATTGCTGAAACAGTTTGGATTAATAACGAAGACGGCCAAGAAAAACTAGACGAGTTAATTAAAATGCTTGAGGGGTTTTAGTAATGGATATTAAGTTAAGCCAAGACGAAGTAGTTAGAGTTGACGGAGGATATGGAGATCTATATAATTTTATAGATGTTGGCAAGGTTGGCTTGTCTGGTTTGTGTACAAGTCTTTTTACTGGGTTTCAGTATATTGAGATTAGAAGAAAAGGCGACATTTTGAGAATTTACACTTTTCCTAAGAAATCACATAAGAAAGATTATGATTTTGGTAATTGGGATGACGCTGATGTTGTGTTTTCGCTAAATGAGCAGATCATGCACAAGTGATGATTTGTGTGCGCAACAAATTTATTGCAATTAACATAAACTAAGTGTTAATATTATAAGAGGTAATCAACAATGTATATTAAATTAAAAGGTTGGCCTATTAGTTATAGTTTGAATACAGTACCAAACTGTTTTGACGTTGGTATTGATAATGAAGATCAGATGGTTTATTTAACTCTCGATGACGGAAGAGAGCTTAATGTAAAGCAAGAAGACTTAAAACGAATTGTGAAGTTATTTGAGGTTTGATTACCATTGACACCAACATAAACCCATGAGACAATAGTGAAAACAAAGGAGAACAATATGAACCTAGTACCTGTTAATATGACAATCAAAGAGAAAATACAGCGGCTGAGGGATGGCGAGGTGTTTTATACCGTCGGTGGCGGTAAAATATACTATGATAAAAATGAAAATGGCAATCCATTTAGATTTGAATGGAGCCCTCTAGACGTGCTTTTCCCCGAACAATGGTACAAAGAGCAAAACTGGTACGATAACATCCCTGAAAAAGGCGTTCCTTGCTGGGTGTGGAATTATGATGAATCAGAGCGTCAACTTAGATTGGTAGTTGAGGTTAAAAATAATATTAATCATGAATTTCGGTTTCTTGAAGATAGTCGTGATATATACTGGAAACACGCAAGACCCGCAACAAAAGAGGAACTGTTTGATGAATAAGTTAATCGTAGTTGCATTGGCTTCGCTGTTGATTACTGGATGTTCTGACCTTAACGAAAGTCCTAACTCAATGGTTCATTCAGAAGAGATTGGCGGAATTAGACATTTCGTAACAAAAACAGGTATTGAGTGTGTGAGTTATAGCTTTAAGCGAGGATATGCAGGCGGCGGTGGAATATCCTGCAACTGGCAAAAGTTTAACGAGAGTGTTGGGGTAAGTCATGAGCCATTTCGTCAGTCATATTGACATACCATCTAATGCGCACAATGGCAACACATACACTTACGAGGGAGTAGACCTTCCTAAGTTAGGCTTTTCAAATAATTGCAAGCCTTCGCAATGCTGCAACCAAGATCCGATCTTCTGGAAATGCGAATGTCATCAGAATAGCTTTTGCGGTTGTGATGTCGAGAAAATAGAGTGCGCATCATGTGGCCGTATTGTTTACGGCGCTGATGATGAGGATGTTGAGCGATGGAATAATGGATGGGATGATGAATAAAAACGATTATCAGTCAAACATTGCTGACTATTACTACCAAATCAAAGCCAAGGATGATAGCGAATACAGTATATCTAGCTGGGCTTGGCCTCCTGTTTTTAGCGGCAAAGTGTCTGCTGAAAATAAAAAACAGGCCAAGTCGCTGATCGAAGAGGAATACGACCGCAAGTTTCCGCAGCGAGTGCTTAAGAATGATCTTGAAAATCACCACTACCTCCTGAATATTCGTGAAATTGAGGATGATGACGAGCGTACGCGAAGTCTGTTTTATGTGCGTGAGTGTAATCAGTGCGAAACAAAATTCAGGCGGATTGATCTATATAACGATCACAACGAAGTCTATAAGGGCGGTGAGTTTTGCGGAATTGATTGTAAGAACGCGCATTACGAACAGAATCGACCGGTTAAAACAGATCTATCAGGTAATGAGAATCCTGTAATATATCGAGTGCTAAACATAAAGTCAGGCATGTCATACATAGGAAAAACAACGCAGGTGTTCACATTGCGCTGGTATCAGCACTTCTACCACGGTGGAGACTGTAAGTTCCATAAGGCAATCAAGGAATCAAATATTGAAGACTGGCAGTTCTCTGTTGTAGAGTCAGTGAACATCCCTAATGACCGAGATCGTGACGAGTATGTAGCTGAGCGAGAACGATTTTGGATTAATAAATTAAACAGTATTGATGACGGGTACAATAGTGTATCTGCATAGGATTTTATCAAGGAGAATACAATGTGCAAAAACAAATGCAACAGATGCAAAGCTATTGATGTGCTAACAAGCAGCGCTAACGTAGATACCGCAAAAGCATTCTGTATCGCGGCTCATTCTGCGGTAGGACAAAAGCGCAAGTACACGCGAGAGCCGTATTACAATCATCCGATAGCGGTAGCTAAGCTAGTTCAGGCAGTGCCGCACACTGAAGATATGATTATGGCTGCATTGCTTCATGATGTTGTTGAAGATACAGAGGTTACAATCAACCTAGTTCGACATATGTTTGGCAGCACTGTTGCAAAGCTTGTAGATGAACTTACAGATAAATCAACGCCAGAGGACGGCAATAGAGCTAAACGTAAAGCTATTGATCTTGCCAATCTGGCGAAAGCATCACCACAAGCCAAAACAATCAAACTCGCTGACTTGATCGACAACACATCTTCAATAGTTCAGTATGATCCTGATTTTGCAAAGATCTACATGAGCGAAAAATGCGAGCTACTAAAAGTATTGACAGAAGGCGACGAGACGCTATACAATAAAGCCAAGTCGATAGTTGATGAGTATTATTTGGAGGAAGGGAGATGAGCATGACAGAAAACATGAAGGATTTTGTTGAGCATAACAAGAATTGTATGGTTGGGCATGAGGTAATGCTTACGCAACAAGGAGAGCCCGTAAATACTTACGATGACATATGCAGTTCTGACAGAAGCTTGTATATTTTTTCAGATGGCACTGAAATGGTTTTATCTACAGAAGATATGTTATCTGCGCCAGACTTTGTGCCAAATAATGATTTTTTTGAAACCACCAGAAAGCTAAAGAAAGAACGATCTTTGGAATGCACAGACAATGAAGCTTTTTGGGACTACGTAAACAAACTTCATCAAGAGCTTGAAAAGCTTGAATCAATGTTGGTTAAGATTACCGAGACTCTACTTTATTTGCCGGTTAGCGATCTAGATTTAGATGATCGCAAGCTTAAATCAGTAAGGCGTGTAATTGATGAGTCCCTTAACATGTTGCAGGCGGTGAAAAAATGAACACAACAGACAACACAGACCAAACACTACCGCATGAGCTATTGCTGTATAGCGCTATTGGGCTTATCGTTGGTATCCTGTCAGGAATGGTGGTCGCATGTTGATACTAACACCTAGCAAGCCTGTTTATTTCTGCACCCGCGACGGTGACGACGCTATCCCGCAGACTTATATCGAAGTTGCGCCTTGCGATGACGGATGCGTTATGGTTATTCATGAGGGCAGCAATGTTCGCACAGTTGCTGTGCCTGACCAGCTATCGTGCCGTGTAAGTGTACACGACTACGACCAAAACCACACGGCGTACGTTACGTGGTTCTCAGATAGCGGTGAAATAGGAATTGACTGCGACAAATCGAAGGTGTTAGTTCTACGTCATCCTCACATCGTCAAGAGCAACGGCAGCCCGAAGTGGGGCCGTGTCTAATGTGATACAATAGGCGCTATCTAGGAAATCAGGTAGCGCCGACGTGTCAGACAAAAATATCAGATCACCATACCTCGATGAACAATACGCAGATAACCGCATCTATCGAGACTTATTGAAAGGACTTAAGTCTATTCGCGGAAGCTACATCGGCGCTAATACTGATAAGCAATCAATCTACCTGCCTAAGTTTGAATCTGAACCTGAACATATCTACAAGCAGCGGTTGTCTCGCTCATATCTAACAAACTACTACCTGCGAACAATTCAGTCCGACAGCGGCAAAGTTCTCGCCAATCCGATTAAGATCGAGTCGGACGGCGCTGATATGTACAGTACGCGCTACGAATGGCTTGATGACATGGATTTTGAGGGCAAGTCGGTAGAGGTTTTCGCTAAAGACCAGCTACAAGCAGGTCAGGCGAAAGGGCTTACTCTTGCGTTTGTTGATTATATCGACGCAGAGAGTCGGCCATTTGTTCGTGAAATAGATGTTGATGATATTTTGGCATTCAAGACAGATCAGCGAACCGGTAGGCTTGTTATGCTGCGCTGGCAGTCTAGCGTTATCACTGATTCAGAGGAAGAGCTAACAGACAATAAAAACGTCATCTTTGAGATCACGCCAACAGAATGGCGCATGTATTCAGATGATGATTTAGATACGCCAGAAGATCAGGGTGAAATTGTCAGGTTCCGCAATGGTACAGATCGTATAAACAATGAACTGCCTGTTTCGCTATTCTACACCAATAAAACCGGAGTTTTGAAAGCAAGGTCTCCATACCAAGGTCTTGCAGAGCTAACAATCGAGCATTTTCAAGTATCTAGCGACATCAAGAACATGATGTTCTACGCATTGCAGCCGATATTGTTTGGCCGAGGAATGCCGGACGACTTCAAGATGACAGCTCTTGCTTCGTATGTAGCCGCATTTATCAAGGAAGGGTCGGCTGACGCTTCTAATGTAGACATGAAATGGGTGCAGGTTGACGCAGGGCCAATAGAACAGGCTCGCGAGCAGGTTGCAGACATCGAAAGTCGTATTAGCGCTTTTGGCATTGATGCTAACGGCATTCGTCCATCTGGTGTTCAAACTGCGACGCAAGCATCTATTGATAGCGCAGGAAGTAGCGCAGCGCTTCGTATGTTTGCGTCTGGGCTTGAAGAGCATGTTGAGCGAGTGCTAGAAATCATGTCTAGCTACACACTTGAACCGCTTGAAGTCGACGTAACAATCACGCCTGATTTCAGTGTTGCCGATAACGACAAACACGCAACCGCTGCTAAAAATGCGTTCGATAGCGGAGTGATTAGCGGTAAGGCGTATACCGACGTTCTTATCAATACTGGAACGCTGGATAAAGATTTTGACTACGAAACAGACCAAGAGCTGGCGCGTCAAGATCGTGAAACTAGCGGCCTAGGAAGTATGCTATAATATAACAAGTTTGATCAAGTCGATCAAGCAAACAAACCAGTAGGT